AGAGTTCTTATGGGATATACTATCAGAACAGAATAAAGAAATAATGGAAAGAAAAGCAAGAGGTAGTTATTATAAATAAAAATATAAATATATATGAATAAAGTTACATTATTAAAAGGAGATTGTTTAGACAAACTAAAAGAACTACAAGACAATAGTATAGACTCAGTAGTAACAGACCCTCCATACGAAATTGGATTTATGGGTAAAGGTTGGGATGATAGTGGTATAGCAAACAATCCTGAACTATGGAAAGAAGTTCTACGAGTTCTTAAACCAGGAGGACATCTACTATCATTTTCACATAGTAGAACATACCACAGACAAGCAGTAGCAGTAGAAGATGCAGGGTTTGAGATACGAGACCAAATTATGTGGATTTATGGTTCAGGCTTCCCTAAGTCCCATAACATTGGTAATTCTATTGATAAACTATATGGTGCAGGTAATAGAGGACATGCAATTAGTAGTGGTAATAGATTTCATCCAACCACAGGAGAACCAAGACCAAATGGTGAAAAGTTAGATAAATACGAAGCAAGAACTCAACAAGGTAAAGGTTGGGAAGGTTGGGGCACTGCATTAAAACCAGCACACGAACCAATAGTAATGGCAAGAAAACCATTGAGTGAAAAGACAGTTGCAAAGAATGTATTAGAATGGGGAACGGGTGGAATAAACATAGATGCGAGTAGAATAGGAAACGAAACAATAACTACAAATGGATATGGTGATAAAGGATTTGTTGCACAAGAAGGATATGAACCATCAACACATCAAGGTAGATTTCCTGCAAACATAATCTTTGATGAAGAAGCCGGTAAGATACTTGATGAACAGAGTGGTATAACATCACAAGGACATTGGCCAAAAGGAAAGACAAAAGGATTTGGTGAGTTCGGTGGTGGTGAAAGTTCCTATGAAGGAGTAGGACCTAAAGATAAAGAAAAAGGTGGAGCATCTCGTTTCTTCTATTGTCCAAAAGCATCAAAGAAAGATAGAGATGAGGGAATGGAACACCTACAATCTAAAACCATTAAAGGTAGAGATGAAGGACAGGATAAAACCTCTATTGCATATAAGGCAAGACCTACTGAAAGAAAGAACATACACCCAACAGTTAAACCAACTGATTTGATGGCATATTTGGTAAGAATGGTGACACCAAAAGGAGGAACAGTATTAGACCCATTTATGGGTAGTGGTTCAACAGGTAAAGGAGCAATAAGAGAAGGTATGGATTTTATCGGTATAGAAAGAGAAGATGAGTATATGGAGATAGCAAAGACAAGAATAGAACACGAAAAAGGAAAACACAATTATAGAAAGTTCTTTGATATATAGTTATATATTTTTGTTATAGTATAAAAAACATAAGATAACATGCCATTTCAAAAGGGAAATAAATTAAGTAAAGGTAGACCACCTGGTAAATTAAATCGTTCAACAGAACAAGCAAAACTAACACTTGCTCGTATCGCAGATGAAGGATTAGATAATCTTAAGAAAGATTTACAGAAGATAAGACAGAAAGACCCTGTAAGAGCAGCAGAGTTATACTTGAAGATATTAGAATACATTATACCTAAACAACAAAGAGTTGAGGTCAAAGGTGAGATAGAACAGAAGATACAACAGATAACCGTAAACATAAACAAGAGTGGAAGTACAGATTAACACAACCATAACCTTTGATAATCTTTTATCAGCCAAGAAGAGAATCACCCACCATGTAGGAGGTACTAGGTCTGGTAAGACCTATGCCATCCTGCAGTATCTTATAGTAAAAGCATTACAAGAACCACAAAATATAACTGTGGTTAGAAGAACAGTTCCTTCTCTTAAACGGTCTGTAATCAAAGATTTTAAAGAAATAATGTTAGACATCGGAATATGGTCAAACGAGTCTTACAACATCTCTGATAGGGTTTATTCGTTTAATAATGGTTCACTTATTAGTTTCGTAAATACAGATGATGCAGAAAAACTTCGTGGTGTAAAGAGTGATATACTTTTTATAGATGAAGCATCAGAACAACACGAGGAATCTTACTTCCAATTAAGTATAAGAACAAGTGGAGAAATTATTTTAGCATATAACCCAACTGTTTCACCTTATCACTTTCTTCGTAATATGGATGATGTAGAAGTGTTTAAGACAACTTATCGTGATAATCCTTATCTACCAGAACAAATGGTAAAAGAGATAGAAGCTCTTAAAAAGAAAAACCCAAAGTATTATCAGATATATGGTTTAGGTGAATACACAGTCAATGAGAAAGCAGTATTCCAAAACTTCCAAATATTAGAAGAGATGCCTATACACGAGTTAGTAGGATTTGGAATGGACTTTGGGTTCTCGCAAGACCCAACTGCTTTAGTTGCAGTTCATAGACATCACGATATGATTTATGTTAGAGAACTAATGTATGATAGAGGATTGACAACACAAGATATTATTAGAAAGTTAAAAGATTTAAACATCGGTAAAACAGAGATATGGGCCGATTCTGCAGAGCCACGATTGATAGAAGAAATTTATAGAAGTGGTTTTAATATCAAGCCAGTAAAGAAAGGACCTGATTCAATTAGATTTGGAATCGGTGTTCTACAAAACTTTGGTATCGTTGTAGATAAAGCATCAACACATCTTATAGATGAACTATATGGATATGAATACATTACAGATAAGAATGGTATTGTATTAGATAAACCACAAGATTTTAATAACCATTGTATTGATGCATTGAGATATCTTGCAATGAGTAGATTATCGATTAAACAACAGAACAAAGGAAAATACACAATAAGTTTTAAATAATGAAATTAATATTTGGTAAAGATGATTCATATGATAATGTTAAGAAAACATTACAAGAAGCATTAAAAGAAAACAATACAATTACAGTAGAAGGTTTAAACTATCCACAAGTGTTAAGAGCACACGATGATTGGGTTAAAGAAAACGATTTAGAAACAGATTTATGGGATTAAGATATGGCAAAGATAATAGAAGTTAAATTACCAAAGGAATATGAGAATAGTAATCGATATGAAATATTCAAAGATTTAGAATCAGTAGCTGCATTATCGGTTTATCAAAAACAACAGATAGAAGATTTGAAAGCAGAGAATAGATTAAAGAATGCACAGATAATTAAGATGAGAGGAGATATTCTAAAATTAAAATCTATGATAGGACATCAAAAGATAAAGATAGATGAGTTAGAATTAGAAAGTGATACAATTGATATAGAAGTAGAAGAAGAAAAGAAAACACCAAACTTTTTACCAGCTTCGGTAAAGTTTATGGAAGTTAAACAAGAGATATCGGATATTGATAAAAACTTTAAACAAAGATTATGAAGAAAGAAATAAAGATAACAGTACCAAATGATTATTCAGCAGTATCTCTTAAAAAGTATTTAAGGATACAAAAAGATTTAGAAGATTATAAAGATGATGAACAAGCACAAGATGCGTTCTTATTATTTAACCTTTGTGGTATTACACCTGAAGTAGCTAGAGCATTAGATAACGATACAGTCACGAGTATAAAGAAAGATTTAAACAAGTTATTAAATAAACAAGACTACGAACTAACAAAGATAATTGAAATAGATGGTGTTGAATATGGATTTGAACCTAACTTATCAGAGATGGCCTATGGTGCTTATTTAGATTTATCTAAAAATGAATCGGTAACAATAGATAAAGATTGGGGAAAGACATTATCTATACTATACAGAAAGGTAACAAGAAAACAAGGAGCTCTATATGAGATAGAACCTTACAACTCTAAAAAGATATTAGAACCATCAAAGTGGTTAGATGTAAATATGGATTTTCACTTTGGTTGTTTTTTTTTCTTCACTCGTACTTACAAGGACTTACTGAACGCTACCCTGAAATCTTTGACGGACCAGGCATTGAAGCAGGAAACCCTGAGTCCACATATCAAGCAACTTTTAGTCAAAAGTGGAGAGGTTATCAATCAATTGCAATCCTCGCACGAGAGGACATTACGAAATTTGAGGAAGTAACATCACGACCTTTAGAAGAGTGTTTATTATATTTGTGTTATACATCTGATAAAGTACAGATGGAGAAACAAATACATAAAGCTAATATGAGGAAATATAAGAAGTAGTTAATACCAATATAAACAGAGGTTATATTGTTATATTACTAAAAAGATAATATGTCATCATATTCACGCAGTTTAAGAAAGAGGAGGGAGACTGGTATTTACATCGGGCCAACACTTGGTAAATCATCTCCTAAAAACTCTCGAAGAGGTTGTCTTTGTTTAGATTCTAATACCTACTCAACAGATTGTTGTGATGGTTATTTAATAAATCAAGGTATTGGTAGAACACAAGCAACAAGAACATTAGGAGCCTTTTCAAGTGGATTTAGTAATGGATTTGACATAACAATTGAAAGATAATATTATGAGTAGTAAAAATAAATCACAATTAAGAACGGAGAATAGTAATAATTTTCCAAATAATAATTCAGGCTTCATCACACCTCTGAAATTAAGAAGTTTTAATGGTGATATGATTGATAGTATCGTTGTATCAGCTGATACAGGTTCATTCATAACAAATCCATTAAATAACAACCTACAAGTAAATGGAAACATAACTGCAAGTGGACATATATCTGCAAGTACATACTATGGTGATGGTAGTAACTTGACAGGTGTAGCCACATCTATTGATACGGGTAGTTTTTTTACAACAGGTTCAGTATCAGATGCAACACTTACATTTACACAAGGTGATGGTTCAACTGTTGTATTAGAAGTAAATAATGTATCAGCATCTATACAAGCAGAAGATTTAGTAATTACTGTAAAGAATCAATCAGGTGTAACATTACCTGCAGGAACAGCAGTAAAGGCAACAGGCGTTCAAGGAGAAAACATTACGATAGTATCTGCATCAGCAGATAATCCTTCGTTAATGCCAGCAATTGGTGTATTAAATGAACAACTTACAAATAACTCAACTGGTGAATGTTACATTGCTGGTAGATTAGAAAATATAAATACAAGTAATTTAGTTGCAGGAGCTGCAGTATATGTTGATATCAATGGTGGATTAACTGCAACAAAACCAAGTGGTTCAAGTTTAATACAGAACATTGGTATAGCCGCAAAGATAAATGCAAGTGAAGGAGAATTAGTAATACAAGGTAGTGGTAGAAGTAATGATGTTCCTAATATACCACAAGGACAAATATGGGTAGGTAATGTAAATGGAGTAGCAACTCCAACATCTACTGGTTCATTTGCAACAACTGGTTCTAATACATTTAATGGTAATCAAATTATTAGTGGTACATTAGCAGTTGCTGATACATCATCACAAGCAGTTACTATAACATCTGGTCCTGGTGACCAATCACCTATTACGATTGAAGGTGGATTTAATCCAACTCAAGGTAAGTTTAGTAATTCTGCAATTAGAGGAGTACAAACCATTACTGGATTAACAGACATAGGTGCATTAAAAATTAGTGGTTCTTGGGGGGGAGTAGGTAAAGGCCCAGGCGGAGTAGGTTCAAGTGGAGTTGTAGGTATATATAATAACGCAACATCTTCTCAAGCAGCAGTTGTTATTAGACATGCATCAAATAATCAAGAAATAGGATATGAAGCATATCGTTCATTCCCAGCACAATCAGGTGGTTCAGAATCACAATTATTATTAAAAGGTACAGAAGTAACTATTTCAGCATCAACTGGTTCTAAACAAACATCAGTAGATATACAAGGTAATGTAACCTCATCAATCGCAAAATCAAATATAATAGTAAATCCACAAACAATAACAGATGATGTAATTATTGGAGAAAATAGTAATGCTTTAGTAATTGGTGATGTAACCTTTGCAGGTACTGTAACTATTGGAAGTGGTAGTGAATTATCTGTATTTGATGAACCACAATTAGGTAGTTTACTTGAAACTGCTTCTATTAGTGGACAAACACTTACATTTACTAAACAAGATACATCAACATTTGATATACAAATACCAGCACAAACATTTGATACAGGTTCATTTGCAATAACTGGTTCAAATACATTTATCGGAAATCAAATTGTATCTGGTTCACTTACAGCTTATGACGGATTAGAAACTGGTCAACCATCTCAATATCCTACTGGAAAAGGAGATTTAGGTGTTTATGGACAACTGATTCTTCGCTCTGGTTCAGGAATTGTTACTGATGGTTCTTTTGGTTCTTCAGTTCCATTTGATAATCCAGTTGCATTCTTTGGTGGTATAAACTTGCAGCAAACCAATGTATCAAATGTAAAATACTTAGAGTTTAACCAGGAAGACCCACTACCAAGTGTTGGTTCACCTGGTGGAAGGTTAGCGGCAAGTGGTTCTGCAGGAAATGTAAATCTGTATTGGAGTAATGGAACAACATGGACAAAATTAAATTAATATAAAAAAAACAATATATAAAGGAAAACAATTATGAGTAGATTATATGTAGATAGAATTAGTCCTTATCAATCAGCATCTGTAACAGTTGATGGATTGGATACTTCTACCTTAACAACAAAAACAACATTTAACTCGTACACTGCATCTAACGATTCAAAGGTAACGAGTTTAATTAACGCAACTTCATCTTATGCATCTACAACTACTAATACTTTTAATGGTAATCAAACAATTACTGGTTCGGTATTCCAAAGTGGTTCAGATGTACAATTTACAGTTGGTGCAGCACAAAATGATTTTTTAATCAATAACAGTACTTCTAAATTTTATACATTTGGTGATACTTGGGGTAATCTAAAAGGAGATAACTCACAAGGTATGATTATGTCAAATCAATATGGATTTAATGTATTTAATTCATCATATACAAAAGATTTTGGATTTGCCCTTGATGTTAACACAGCAGTTGGAACAGGTGATTCACAAATCGGTTTCTATGGAGCTGGTGGAGGTGGTTACAACACATTCATCACATTCCAAGATGGTACGAATTGGACTGATGGTAGAGTAGAATTCCATACACCAATTTCAGCATCAGCTGGAGTTACTGGTAGTTTTGCTGTAAATGGTGGAGAAACTACCTTAAGTGGTAACACAACTGTAAACGCTGAAAAATTAATTATCGATAATCCAAATGCTAATCATTTATTAGAAGTAAATGCTAATGCAGTTGGACAATTTAAAGGTAATACTAACCAATATAATGAATCAACTTCATATTCGGTAACAAGACAACAAGGTAAAACAACTGAATTATACTTAAACGCTTATTCATCATCTTATGATAATGGATTTAGAGTAATTGGTGATGATTCATTCAATGGATTTAAACTACAAGATTGGAATGGTTCTTATACTTGGAGCTCTTGGATGGAAGTTGCAAAAGATGATAAAGTAAGTATTAAGAGAGTATTAAACTTAGCAGCACAAGACCCATTACCAGCAGGAGCATTAGGTGATTTATCTGTATCAGGTTCATCATTATATTTCCACAATGGAACATCTTGGGGAGTAATAAGTTAATAATTTAAACGGAGAAAAAACTATGGCAAAAGTAACAGTAATTATAAACGGAAAAGAACACGAAATTGATTCAGCACATTTAGAGAAAGCGAAAAACGCTATGGGTGCAGTTGAAAAAGAATAAATTTATAAATTTTATTTTTTTATTATATTTATTCATAAGCTAAAAAAATTACTATAAACAATCCAAAGATTGTTATATATGTATATTAATTAATATAACCTAAAAAAAAGAGAGAAAACTATGAATTCAAACACAGTATTAGGTAAGATTATGACTATGTTATCTTTAGAAAAAGATAATAAAGAGGAAAA